TGAGGAGTGCTAGATAGGGCAGACGTTGGAAAAATCTCCATCATGTACTTATCTGCATCCATGTTTACGTCTTTCCAGCTAATGGTTTCTACAAACTTACCATCTTTAGCTTTAACTTTATAATCACCTTCAGATTCATATAAATCTTTAGCCATATCAATTATAATTTCTGCGGCTTCCATAAAAGCTTTTTCATACCTTTTACCTACTGACATAAATCTTTCAGTTTCTATATCATTAAACTCTCTTAAGGCTTTACCTGAATCTAACCCAGCAGGTTTTAAGGATTGGGCTGCTAACTGAGACACACCTGATATTTCATAAGCTCTTTGATATAGACGATCTAAGTGAGCAAATAATTCAGCAGGTATTCCACCTAGAGGAGCATATTGAGGAGGGGTTCCTGCATACTTAATAACTCCACCAATTCTGTTATTTAAATGAGAAGATACTATCTTTGAACTTGCTTCTACTAGTAGTTTTGGTACAGATACTAAGTGCATTGAAACTTGTATTGTTCTTAAGATTTTATTAATCTCTAATTGAATACCTTGTAGTTGTTCACAAAGACCTTGACCAAAAAATCCTACAGGTCTTTCACCCCACCTAAAAAATACAAATGGATAGTAGTCTTTATCATATTTTTCTTCGAATAATGTTGCACTAGAGATACAAATAGTGTGCTTACCATCATCGGAGTTTGGTCCAGATTTTAAATGCCAGGACTCTATAACTTTTATCATGTCTTTAGCTGTAGCAGATTGACCATAACTTTGAGCGTCTGGGTAAGAAGCTGAGTCTATTTGTAGTTCAAAATCTGGAAACATTGCTTTAAGAACAGATTTTTCAATATACTTAACTTGGTGCATTTGACGAGGTTTTCCGTAGTATGATTCAATATCATCTACTTTTATTTCATCAATTATAACTCTTTCTGCTTTTATTTCACCTTCTTCTATATAAATTTTAATACAACCTGAACCGAAAATACAAGCATCTTGAAATGCCATAGCTGCTGTTTGATAAAAATCAGTGTAAGAATAAATACCTTCAACAAATTTTGTTAGCTTTTTCGCTTTACGTTGTAGACTAAAATCACCTCCAGAAGTCAGAAATGTGGCTTTCGGTTTATTTTTAGTTATTTTTGAAACTACTGTATCTATAAGAGATTGTATAACATTTAGAGTAACTCTATTTGTTACATTATAAGAGGACTCGATTCTACTGTAATTAAAGGCTCCAAGACCTATTTGTTCATAGTTACCGTATAATCTAGCATACCTAATATTATCAGATTCTCTATATTGTTGACGATTATCTAGGGCGGAAACGTAGGCAAATAACTCTTGATATAAATTATTTTTATTTGCCAACCACCATCGACTTCCGTTTATTTCAGAATGCAAGGCTTACTCCTAGATGTTTGAAGACCAAAACATTAGTTCATCGTCTTCTTTTCTTTGTTGTTCTTCTTCAAATTTTGATTCGTCTGCTACAGTCTGTAGTTTTTCTGTATAGTCGTTTATATTTTCTACAAACGCTAACTCTGATAATTCAAATTGAACACCTTCAATTTTAAATGATTTTACTTTATGCTCTTTACACCATTCTATAAACAGCTTCACATCTTCTAGGTTTTCTAACATAGCTGTCTCCTATTGTTCATCTATTATATTGTCTAATTCTTTTATATCATCATCATATAACTTACTTAATTCATAGGAATATGGGTCTCTCTTCCTTTCTTCACACTCTAAAGCTTCTTTCATTTCCAACTCCTTCATATAGGCATCTGTACCCTCTTTTATCTTTTTTTCTGGCTTTTCAGATAGATAATGTCGGCATTCCCTCCAAGCATACAGTACAGCGTCACAGATGTCAGAGTGATAAGTGTCTGAAATTTTTGGTCTTTCTGGATTACGAATTTTCGAGTCTTTGTCCCATTGGACCAACATGCAATCCTCTTCAAATAAAGAACTCTTGAAGGCTTTAAATTTTTCAGTTCGTAAATCATCGTTTAACAGCTCTATAAATTCTACCTTTCGGGTCTTGTCAGCAGCCTCGATACTAAGACCATGCCTCATTCGAAGCTCCTCCATGATCTTTTTACCTAAGGCTCCTGCGTCCATGACCATCCTGATAGGATTATATAAGTCCTTATATTCATTAATTGCAGCCACTAATTGACTGATATTTTGTTTGTTTTTGACATGTTCGTCCACCAAGTAGACTTTTTTATGGTACGTATTATAGCCGATAACAGCGATAGCATCACTGTCATTGTAGCCAATATCAATACCAATAATATAGTTCCACTCCCCTTCAGTAGGGAGTTTATTAAAGATGTTTTTTGCTTTACTGAACTTAAATACGAGCGCATCTTTATCCTCTACCCATTTGCCAAATGTTTCTCTTATATAAGATGGGTCTGATTCATCAATCCCTCTTATAACTCTTTCTTCCATTAATATTTCTTCTAAGTTAAGCTTAGGAGGAGAGTGCATGTAGGGATTATCAAATGCTGTCCAATGATGTGCTTTCCAATTTTTTGATTGAGAATACTCAAAAAATATTCCTGCTTTTACTGGACCTGGAGTTCCTGTTAAGTATAACTGACCACGTTTATCTCTGAGTGCTGGAATGATGATGTCATTTATAAGTTCTTTTAAATAAGACCTAAATGATTGACACTCATCTATGTAGCACTTCATTAACTTCCATCCTCTAAACTTTTCTATTTCTGTCCTATCTTTGGCTCCTGCTATGTAAATTTTAGACTTGTTAGGAAACGCTATAGTTAATCTAACATTATCCATTTTGCATTCTAATTCATACTCTTCTATAATCTTAACTAAATCAGACCATATAATAGCTCTAGCTTGTTGCTGAGTTATAGTAATATAAAGCAGGTTGACTTCATCACTCTTTAAAGCAGTGTCTATCATATCAGCAGCTATACCGACTGTTTTACCTGCTCTACGAGAACATACAGCATTTCTAAACCTGGAACCTGTGCCACGAAAAAAGTCAACCTGCTTTTCAAAACAAAAATCTCTAAAAATGAACTTAGGTTTTTCAGACTTTGTTTTCCTTTTCTGAAGCTCCGCTATCAGGGCTTCCCTGTTTACGTTTTGCAAATCCTGATTCCTCTTTCTTTGACTTTAGTGTTTTTTGATATTCTTCATTCTTTTGATCTGCTTGCATTCTAAAAGACTTATCAAATATTTTTCCACCTTTAAGTCTAGCTTGCCAGTGAGAGTTAAAAGCTATAGATCTTCGTTCTCCTGGTCCTTGAAAAGGATAAACCGTATGCAAAAGGTTAGATGGAAATATAGTCATCTTTCCTGGTTCAGGAGTAAAAGACAACGAACCTTTTTCTAAACCAGTAGGACAAGCTGTTTTGTAGACAAACTCAATCATACCATCTCTAGAAAACTTGTATTCTGGTAAATCTCCTTCTTTAGACCTATGATCAAGAGGAGGAACTTTTAACCAAATTACAGAAGAAAGGTCACAGTAGGTGTGAAAGTGAACAGGGTTGTATTCATTCTCATATTGGCTAACAATCCATGCGTGATCTAGTTTACACTCTAAGGCTTCTAGCTCATGTCCGTCATTTAGTAGTCCATTCCAAACGTAGTTGTATAGCATCCCTTCTAAATACTGTAAGATTCCTAGTTCTTCTAGTTTTTCGTTAGAAATCCAAGGCTCCTCGGCTATCTGACCTACAAGGTTATTACCCCAGTCTATACGATTTCTATCCTCAAGAATTTCATCAGACGCTTTTATTAAAGCTTTTGTCACTTCCGAAGGAACATGAAATAAACCAAATGAAGGACCGAATGGTTTTAGTAACTTAAAATCTGTGTTTTTAGCTAACCGTTCTAGTCGTTCTTTTTCTGACTCATTTTCTTTTGCTTCTTTTCTTTCTCTTTTCGCTTTTTTACCACTCATGCCTATCTCCTGCCAATAGCTTTTCTAGGTTTTATTATCTCTCTAGGGGTATCCATCTTAGCTCTTTCTGCCTTAGCTTTTTCATCTTGCTCTTTTTTTATAGGTGATTTAAGGTAAACTGCTGAGATGTTAGTAAGTGGAACAAGAACATGATCTCTATCATTTTTAATTGAAATCATGTTTATCTTTTCCAGTATCTCTATCTCAAGAGCTAGTTTTTCATTTATTTGCCGAGTAGCAAAATAAGTTTCTTGACGTTTATCAAACATTACCGACTGGTAACACCTGATTGCGTCTATTGCCTCTGTGTCGTATTTCATTAGTATCTCCTCCAAAATGGTACGAATTTATATTTTACTTTTTTTACAACTAAACTAAATGGTTTTATTTCATCTATAATGTTAGACTTCAAAGCTTCTTTGGCATCCCACCATTTATCATCTTTATAAATCTCAAAGAACTCTTTAGGGTTTACACCCATTCTTTTTGAGATTTCATCTAACACTAAATTATCAAAAAAGTCAAGTGCTTTAAACAACTTTTTATTATTTTCATTTCTATCAGGTCTACCATATCCTACCTGTACTAGGTGGTGCATATAGGTTGAGTTAGAGCTTCCTATTCTGTGATCACAGTATTGTAAAATTACAAACCCCATAGAATAGGCGTTACGAACAAAACAATTAAACTTATAACCTAAGCTTTTCATGTATTTCATTTCTTCGATTATCTCCAACCCGATGTGAACTGAACCTCCACCTGAGTTAATAACCATATCAACTACTTTGTCTTTTCCGTTTACTTTTGCTGCGGTTTTAAAATCTTTTAGAGTAGGGTCTATACTGTAACCGTTAATAGCTCCAATAGAAATATCATACTTATTCTCTAAAACTTCCTTTCTTTCGATTGATAAGAAGGTGCCTAAAAATAGCCCCCCCAAAATAGCTAAGGTCAATAGTTTTTTCATTCTTCGGTCTCCTGTGGTTCCGGTTTTCTTGCGATCAGTTTAGTGTCATCGCCGTATTGTTCTAATAGAGCCTGAATTGACTCCAGCTTGTCTTTTGTCTGTAGTTTTAACTGCCTGATATCCCATCTAAAATGTCCAGAGTCAATAAGTTTTAGACCATTACGTTCTCTGTGAGAATTACGTTTAGCTATACGGTCTACTTTTTTGAACACTTCATCTATTAGTTCTATACTGATTTCCATCATATTGCAAGCTACTTCATGACTACGGTTTTTAAAAGATTTCATCTATAACTCCATACTCTAAGCATTCATCTGGAGTCAAGTAAAAGTTTTTCTTATAGGTTTTATCATACCAAAAGTCTGCATCCTTGTTACTCAACTCTGCCATCCAAGAACACCATTGGCGTTCCTGTTTTTCAACTTGATCTACTTCTTCTTTCGTTTCAGCATGAGACCCTCCTATGTAGTAAGACATTTGGTGTGCCATAAACACACAGTATTTAGACATTCTACGCTTACGACCTGCTGCTAATAATAAGGTCGCAGCACTCATAACGTGACCGTAAGATTCTGTGACTATTCTACAGCTAGAAGAATTAAGTCTACCGATCATAGCTAGAGCGTCATAGACAGACCCTC